GTGCTCCTAGAATGTATCTAGGCAAAGTAGATTCATTAGTTAGTAAAATAACGGGTTTTGCTGATATGATTCAGTTAACACATTTGAAGTTACAACAAGTTATGTCTAGAATAGTACCAGATGGTGTATTTTTAGACATGGATGGTTTAGCTGAGGTTGATCTTGGTAATGGCACAAACTACAATCCAGCAGAGGCATTAAACATGTATTTCCAAACTGGTTCTATAGTTGGTAGATCACTTACACAAGAAGGGGACATGAACAGAGGTAAAGTGCCTATACAAGAGTTAAGTAGTTCAAGTGGTCAACAAAAAATACAAAGTTTAATACAAACTTATCAATATTATTTACAAATGATACGTGATGTCACCGGGCTTAACGAAGCTAGAGACGGAAGTGCTCCAGACAAAGATACTTTAGTTGGTCTACAAAAAATGGCAGCTAATGCTTCTAATATAGCTACAAGACACATATTAGACGCTAGTTTATGGTTAACACTTAGAACATGTGAAAATATTTCTTTAAAAGTTGCTGATTCAATACAGTATCCATTAACTTTAAACTCTTTGCTTAATAGTATATCAGTATACAACACTGAAACGTTAAAAGAAATAAGTAATTTAAATCTTCATGATTTTGGTATATTTTTAGAATTAGAACCTGAAGAAGAAGAAAAACAAATGCTTGAACAAAACATACAGGTTGCTTTGCAGTCTGGAGGTATTGATTTAGAAGATGCTATTGACTTACGTCAAATAAGAAATCTTCAATTAGCTAATGATATGCTAAAAATCAAGCGTAAGAAAAAACAAGAACAAGACAGAGCACAGCAAGAGCAAATGATTAAATCACAAGCTAATGCTAACGCTGAAACAGCTGAAAGAGCTGCTATGGCTGAAGTTCAAAAAAATCAAGCTTTAACTGAGCAAGAAGTAAACGTTAATCAGTCTAAGTCTCAAATGGAAATGCAAAGGATGCAAATGGCATCTCAAATTAAGCAACAAGAAATGGAGATTAAATTTGGTTATGACTTACAATTGGCCAACGTTCAATTAAGTGCGGTTAAAGAAAAAGAGCAGTTTATTGAGGACAGAAAAGATAAACGTACTCAAATACAAGCTACACAACAAAGTGAAATGATTAGTCAAAGACAAAACGATTCTATGGCTAAGAATTTTGAATCAAGCCCTACTATGGGTGGTTTTGGCGCGCAAGAATTAGCGCCTCAATAATTTTATTAATAATTATATAATATTTTATCATGTCAGAAAAAGAAACACAAGAAACATCTCAAGAAGGTGACTTTAAAATTAAATCAGCTAAAAAAACTAAACCTAAGCAATTAGTACCAAGTTCAACTGCTGTTCCAAAGATGGATTTATCTAAGCCAATTAAAACAGAAGAAAAAGCTGAAGTCCCTAAGTTAGATTTAACTAAAAAAACAGAAGACGATGCCATTCAAATCGGAGAAGCAGAAAAAGTGGTTGTGGGCGAACAAACCGGAGATAGCGTTAAGATGGACGAACAAATACCAGAGCCCATCAAAGCTACTGAAAATGAGTCGCCAATACAAGAAATAACAAAAGAAGAAGTAAAACAAGTAACCAGTGAAGTTAAAGAAGCTTTACGTGATGAAAAAGTTTTAGGTAAAAAACTACCAGAAAATATTGAAAAACTAGTTAGCTTCATGGAAGAAACTGGTGGTAACATAGAGGACTATGCAAGATTAAATGCAGACTATTCTAATGTAGATAATAACGTTCTGTTAAAAGAATATTATAAAAAAGCAAAACCTCATTTAAACGAGGAAGAGATTGACTTTATCATGGAAGATAATTTTCATTTTGATGATGAAGTAGATGAGGAGCGAGACATCCGAAAAAAGAAACTCGCAAAAAAAGAAGAAGTTGCAAAAGCTAAAGGCTATTTAGAGGACTTGAAAACTAAATATTACGACGAGATCAAGATGAGACCGGGCGTGAATCAAGAACAAAAAAAAGCAGTTGACTTTTTCAACCGATATAATGATGAGCAACAAGTAGCTAAGCAGAAGCATGACAGGTTTTTAGACGAGACTAAACAGATTTTTACTAATGATTTCAAAGGTTTTGATTTCGAAGTTGGTGAAAAAAAGTATAGATATGGTGTTAAAAACCCGGCTAAAACTGCTGAAAATCAATCAGATATTAACAACTTTGTTGGGAAGTTCCTAGACGCAGAAGGTAATGTTAATGATCCTAAAGGTTATCATAAAGCTCTTTACGCCGCTCAAAACGTAGATAATATAGTAAGTCATTTTTATGAACAAGGTAAAGCTGATGGTGTTAAAACCGTGGTTGAATCTTCTAAAAACCCTACTAGTGATGTAAGAAAAACATCAACAGGGGAAATGTTTATAGATGGATTTAAAATAAAATCTTTATCTGGCGGTGTTAGTAGTTCTAAATTAAAAATTAAAAGAAGATAATTAACATTTAAAATTAAAAACAAAGATTATGGGAACATTAAGTCCGCAATTTGGCACGTTACAACCCTCACAAACTCAACAATTAACAACAGGAAATTACTTACAGTGGACCAACAATGGTGGTGGAGCTGGAGTACCTGGGAATTTTGTTGATTTTGCTCAACAATATTTACCTGAAGTTTATGAAGCTGAAGTAGAGAGATATGGAAATAGAACTCTATCTGGTTTCTTAGGAATGGTTGGAGCTGAGATGCCAATGACATCTGATCAAGTAATTTGGTCAGAACAAAATAGATTACATATCGCATACGATGGCTGTTCATTGGCTATTGGTGGTATATTATTAAACATTAACCCTGGAGCTGTTGCAGGTGTTACAAATACAATTTTTCCTAACATGACAGTAGTTGTTATGGATCCTGCAAATCCTGCTGGAGCTGTTCACTGTTTTGTTGGTAGATCTGGAGCTACAGTTGCTGGAGCTGCTGCTATTGGAGCAAACGTAGTGGAATTATTTCCATACGATGCTGCTTTTGCAAGTGGAGCCGCTGCTAATGTTGCTGCAATCGGAGGATTAAAATGCTTCGTATATGGTTCGGAATTTGCTAAAGGTTCTGGATTAGCTGCTGCACAAGGTGGTAATGGTGGTGTTGTACAAGAAAGTATCACTCCATCTTTTACACAGTTTTCAAACTCTCCAATCATTATTAGAGATAGATATGCTATATCTGGATCTGATACTGCACAAATTGGATGGATTGAAGTTGCAACTGAAGACGGTCAAGGAGGATACTTATGGTATCTAAAAGCTGAGTCTGAAACTAGATTACGTTTCGAAGATTACTTAGAGATGAGTATGATTGAAGGTGAACTAGCTCAAGTACTTGGTGGTAACTCTTTTGGTACTCAAGCTGCTGCTGCAAATGCTAATTTAGCTGCAGGTGGTTTTAGCGCTGCTGTTGCTGCAAAAGGAACTCAAGGTTTATTCTCTGCTATAAACGCAAGAGGTAATGTACTATCTGGTTATGCTGGAGGTTTACAAGACTTTGACGAAGTGTTAGCAAATTTAGATTCTCAAGGAGCTATTGAAGAAAACATGCTTTTCTTAGATAGAAAAACTGAGTTACTATTTGATAACATGTTAGCACAACAAAATTCTTACGGAGCTGGAGGTACATCTTACGGTGTATTTGAAAACTCTGAAGATATGGCACTTAACTTAGGATTTTCTGGATTCAGAAGAGGTTCTTATGACTTCTACAAGACTTCATGGAAATATTTGAATGATGCTTCTACAAGAGGTGGTTCTTCAAATTTTGTTAACGGTGACAATATCGATGGTGTATTAATTCCTGCTGGAACTTCTACAGTATACGATCAGTTACTAGGAACAAACATAAGACGTCCTTTCTTACACGTAAGATACAGATCTTCAGAAGCTGATGACAGAAGAATGAAATCATGGCTAACAGGTTCTGTTGGTGGTGCATTTACTTCTGCGTTTGATGCAATGGAGGTAAACTTCTTATCAGAAAGATGTTTATGTGTACAAGCTGCTAACAATTTTGTATTGTTTACTGCTTAATATTTATTGTAATAGTTACCCTTGTAAAAACTACAGGGGTAATTGTTACTCTTATTTTTTATAAACTATTTAATTATATTATATTATGTTACAAAGTAAAAAAATAAACGCCTTAGAGGCAGAAAAAAACTGGGAAATAAAAGATAGAAATTATTTTCTTTCAAGAAACAGAAAGCCAGTTACATTTACAATAAAATCAAAACATACTGAAAAGTATCCGTTATTACATTTTGACCCAACAACTAATACGCAAAAAGCGTTACGATACGCTACTAATCAAAACTCTTGTTTTGTAGAAGACCAAAAAGGCGAAAGTACATTAGGGCATATTATGTTTAAAGACGGAGCATTGAATGTTCCAAAAGAATATCAAGCTTTACAGAAATTACTATCTATATATCATCCAGATCTTAACTTGAGATACGAAGAGTATAAACCAAGTCAAATAGCTAAAGATGAATTAGTAGATTTAGAAGTAGAACTAATGGCTATGAATATAGCGAAGAACATGGAGATTGACCAAGTGGAAGCTATACTTAGAGTAGAGCAAGGATCAGCGGTTGCTAATCTAAGTTCTAAAGAATTAAAAAGAGATATTTTAGTTTTTGCTAGAAGAGAACCTAGAACACTTATTGCATTAGCGCAAGATGAAAATGTTTTGCTAAGAAACTTTGGTATAAGAGCAGTGGAAGATCAAATTATAGATTTATCACAAGATCAAAGAACTTTCAAATGGAAGAAAAATGGTAAAAAATTGATGACTGTTCCTTTTGACGAACAACCATACTCAGCGTTAGCTGCTTGGTTTAAGACAGATGAAGGAGTTGCAGTTTACAAATCAATAGAGAAAAAAACCTCTTAACCTGTAATACTAATAATTAGGCGGCTTCGCGCCGCTTTTTTATTATAATAAAAAAAAACACACAATGGCAATAAACGTAGATACTGTATATAAAACAGTCTTATTAATCCTTAATCAACAACAAAGAGGATATATGACACCTGATGAATTCAACAAAGTTGGTACACAGGTACAGTTAAGTATTTTTGAAACTTATCAAGATGATTTAAATCAACAATACAGAACGCCACAAAACGATACTGAATACGCTAACCGTGTAACAAACATCGAACAAAAACTACAACCTTTTCAAAAGTACATAAACAACGCTTCTACAACAGGAGCCGTTACTGGTAATAATCCCTTTACTTTAAACGTAAGAGTTTATCCAGCTGATACGCCTGGTCCATTAAATGATATATACAAAATAGGTTCTATAATATACCAAGGCATACAATTAAGTCAATACGCACAAAGAAACGAGATAACACAATTACTTCTATCTCCTTTAACACAACCAACAACTTCTTTTCCTATATATTTATTAGAGGCAGGCGCGGATGCAACACCTAGTAATTCACTGCTATCTGTTTATCCTACTACTATTGTTACTGCAGATGATATTAATATATCATACTTAAAAAAACCTAAAGATGTTTTTTGGGCATCATCACCTGGTGATTTAGGTCAGTTGTTATATTCTGAAGGTGCGTCAACTAATTTTGAATTAAGTGTAACAGAACAAACAAGCGTTATAACTAAAATATTAATATATGCTGGTGTTATAATAAATGATCCTACTATAATACAAGTAGCTTCTCAACAAATAAATCAAGAAGAACAAAACTCTAAAAGCTAAAATATGTCTACACCTAACGGCGGTTTAATAACTGAAACAAATATACAATACTATGAAGGAGCACAACAGTTCTTTATAAGCACGCTTACTCAAGGATCTGTAACTACAACTTTTAATACTGATTTAATACTAGGTTCTGCTGATAGCTGGAATCCTAACGACTCTGACTACGCTTTAAATAACTTTCTTATATTTACAAGCGCTAATGGAATAACTTTTGTCCCATATATAACTTCATACATAGTAGCAGGAAATACTATAACTTTTCCAGGCAATCTGCCACAATTTAGTTACGTAAGAATTCAATTAAAGAGCACAGCTGTAGAAAATAACTACGGAAGCTATGAGTACACAAAATTAAACGATATAATTAATAATTTTATAGTTGGTTACGTTGGTCAAGACAAGTTAATACCAAGAGTAAATAGAACTGATGTAATATTTCATGCTAAACGTGGGTTACAAGAGTTTAGTTTTGATACATTAAAAAGTATTAAATCACAAGAGTTATCAGTACCTGGATCATTAAGCGTACCAATGCCTCAAGACTATGTTAATTACGTTAAAATGTCTTGGGTAGATGCTATAGGGGTTAAACACACTATATACCCTACACAATTAACAAGCAGTCCAAGCGAAACTCCATTGCAAGATAATTTTGGTGATATTATTCAAGACCAATTTGGTGAAAACACAGAAGGTAGTTCTCAAACAGACGAAAGATGGGCTGCTAATAATCCCGCTAACATAACTGGAGCTGGTATTAACAATAATGGACTTGACTGGTGGGGTATGAATAGCTGGGGGTATGGTTTTCAAAACTATGGTCAAAGATACGGAGGTGATCCAGTAAACATGCAGACAAACGGTTGGTTTACAATAAATGAAAGCACAGGTACTATATCGTTTTCTAGTGACTTAGCTAATAAACTTATATTACTAGAATACATTTCTGACGGCCTTGCTTATGATTTAGATACTAAAGTACCAAAGATGGCTGAATCAGCTATGTACGCTCATTTAAGCTACTCTATACTGTCAACTAGAGCTAACGTACAAGAGTATGTAGTTCAAAGATACAAAAAACAAAGGTCTTCAGAATTAAGAAATGCAAAGATAAGATTATCTAACATAAAACTTGATGAAATAGTTCAAGTGATGAGAGGTAAATCTAAATGGATAAAATCATAATACATGGCAGAAATTAAAAATACCTTTTTAAAGGGTAAAATGAACCAAGATCTTGACTCTAGATTATTGCCTAATGGTGAATATCGAGAAGCCTTTAATTTAATGATTAGCAGATCAGAAGGTTCTACTGTTGGAGAATTTGAAAACATGTTAGGCAACACGTCTATTAAAACTTTAAACTCAGATAGCGCTAGAATAATAGGTCATTATGTAAACGAAACTACAAATAAAGTATACCTATATGCTACTGACTGGGATAGTCCTGACGGAATTAGATCTGTTGGTCAAAAACATTTTATATACGAATTAGATTTATCAGCTCCATATAATTTAGTTCTTTTAGTCACTGGTAATTTTTTAAACTTTAATCAATCTTTCCCAATAACAGGAGTTAATCTAGTTCAAGATTTATTGTTTTGGACTGATAACTTAAATCAACCTAGAAAAATAAACATAACTCTAGCAAATCCTTCTGTTCCACCTCTTGCAAATCCAATTCATTATACAAGCGAAGATAATATTTCTGTAGCAAAATACGCGCCGTGTGATCCTGTTATTGTATTAGACAGAGTGATTCACAAAGTAGCAGCAGTAACAACAGTTCTTAACACCGTTATTACGCCGGTAGGTATTACTGGTATAAAAATAGGTGATATAGTAAGTCAAGCGTCTACTATAGTTCCACCAATAGCTACCTCACCATGGAATCAGTACATATATGTAGTGGCTATAGAACCTACTGGAGCTGTAGCAAATTCTATAGTTTTGTCAAAATCTGTAACTATTCCAACTGTTGATTTTGAAATTGCTTTTCAAAGACCAGGTATGACTAATAAAACAGAAGAGTTTTTACCAGGTGGCGAACAAGTTTCCTTATCTGCAGCGGTAACTGGAACCTCTCCTAATCAAGTCTATGAATTTTTATTACCTGCGACAGATTATTACGCTGATATTATACCTAAAATAGGTTGGTTAGTATCTGGACCAGGCACTCTTATAACAAGCAATACCACTATAACCTCGGCAACAGCAAGTTTTGCTGCGGCAACTGGAACTCCAGGTGATGATGATTATCAGCAATTTATAAAATGGACTGTAACGTTATCTAAAGCAACAACTGCTTGGGGTATAAATCAAGCAATAAAAATTGGGTTAAATCCTAATTTTAGCATTAATTGGACGGGTGATGCAGATTTTTTAGAAGATAAATTTATTAGATTTAGTTATAGGTTTAAATATGAAGACAATGAGTACTCTTTAATGGCTCCTTTTTCTCAGCCTATGTTTATACCAAAACAAAACAGTGAATTTGGTGGTGGATCAAATAGCTATCAAGTAGACATGGACAATGCTTATAAATCAACTATATTAAATTGGTTTGAAAACAGCGCCGAAAATATAGGGATAAAAATTCCAGTAATCTATAGCACTCCAGGGAAATTAATTGCAACCCTTTTAGTTACTGAGATAGATATATTATACAAAGAGTCAGATGCTTTAGCTGTTAAGGTTTTAGACACTATCGTGACATCGAGTTTATCTTCTAGTTTTTCTTTTATAGACTTCAATGACCCTATACATGGTGATATTAACCAATATTATTACGAATATGACTACGCTTCAAGCAAACCTTATAAAACCTTACCAGCAAGTCAAACAACTAGAGTTTATGACAAAGTGCCAATCAAAGCGTTGGCTCAAGAGCTTATAGGTAATAGAGTTGTTTATGGTAATTATGTAGACAAACATAGTAGTCCTGCTTCTATAGACTTTAGCGCTTTGATAAGTGCTAAAAAACCTTACAGACAAAATACAATTGAATATCCTTTTCATAATTTAAAACAAAACAGGACGTATCAAGTTGGCTTTGTGTTATCAGATAGATACGGAAGACAATCAGATGTTGTACTATCTTCTTATGACAGTTTAGACGGTACAAACGGTTCAACTATATTTAGTCCATACAATAGTTATATAGATCAAATAGGTAATCCTATCATAGACTGGTTAGGTGATGCGCTAAGTGTTAGAATAGATTCAGCTGTTGCTACAGAATTAAATCCAGCCACTGGTATGCCTGGTATATGGGAAGCTACCACAAATCCACTTGGATGGTATTCTTATAAAGTTGTAGTTAAACAACAACAACAAGAATATTATAATGTTTATTTACCTGGTTTTGTAAATGGCTTACCTATAACCAGCAATGACGAAGAAAATAAATCATCTTTTTCTGTATTACTTAGTGATAATATAAACAAAGTTCCTAGAGATTTAAATGAAGTTGGGCCTACAGATACTGAATTTAGTAGTAGCGAGAGACTATATTTAAGAGTAAACAATCCTACTTTAAATAGTAAACCAACAAGGCCATATGGAATACCTCAGGCTTTTAAAGCTTGGAATAAACAATATTACCCAGGCCTTTTAGCGCAAGAGGTGTTATCAATACAAACAGTAAGAGACATGCAAATATCAGCAGTTCCTTTCGTTATTGATGCTCCTGAAGGTGTTTATGATCAAGTTGGGACGCTAACCGTAAATCAAACTACAACACCTGTTGCTATTGGATCTATACCATGGGGACAATCATCTAAAGTTCAGCCTTTTTATAATTCCGATTTAAATCCATTTGCGATTAAAATAGACACAACTTCTAATAGTAAATTAGGACTTAGTTCTACGGAAGTGCCTACTGTAGCTGGAGGTATTGGCGCTATAACTAATAGTCTAACACAGCCTTCAACTTACCCTGTAGACACAACAGAACAGATAAGTACAATGACACCTTATTTAAGTGTCGCGGAAACTAAACCAGTATATTCTTTATTAGAAATATTTTGGGAAACTTCTTTGCAAGGTAAAATAAATACTTTAAATAGTTTAATTAACTCACAAGACCCTGGTATAACTAGCATAACTTCTACATCAGCAAGTTTCAGCGAGGATTTAGCTCCAGAAGGAACTATTGACGCTGCAATATCTTTTGTAAGCGGTGGTGGAACTACAATATCAAATCCTAACGAACTAACAAACGTATCAATATTGAGTGCTTTTGCAGCTAGCGACGTTAATTCAACAACAGATCTTTCGGCTTATTTTACTTTTACTACAACTGCGGGCGCTATTTATTCATTAAAAACAGCTGTTGGTAAATATTTTGTGTTTAATCAAGGATCGGCAAACAATCCTTCTAATGACGTTTATAATATAACTTTTCAAGCAACTTATGATCCAGGTCAAACTGGAACTAGTTACACTAGCACAACTACTTATACAGCTTCTTTAACAAATATTGCGCCTAGCTTTACAGACGCAACTAACCCAACTGGTATAACTATAGCGTCAACAGATATAAAAACTTTTCTAGCTGTAAACGGAACAAACACGGGTAACACCGCTCCTAACCAAATAGAGCAATTATTATTTGACTTAAGCTCAGCAAATTCATCTGCTGTTTTGAGTCAATTTACAATGAGCGCAAGTGGGGTTTTAACAACTAATAGCGCTTTAACAGAAGGCCAAACATATAGTGTTATAGCTAGAGTTACCGATGTTAGTGGAAATGGAATATCAACAACGGCTACAATAACATTTACCGTGGGTGTTCAACATGTGCCTAAAGCAATATGTGAAGGAAGAGAAGGAACTTTAACCGCTTCTTGTGCAGAAAGCTTTCAAGCATCGTTTTTAGCAAGTAGCACAACCCCTAATTATTCTTGGCCAATAACAGTTGGTGGGATATCTTTTCCAGAACCTACTAACGACTATAATGTAAGAGCTAATTATGATGGAACAGCAACAACTGGGGCTTTAACACAAGGTGTTATGAATATCAAACCAACGTTACAATCTACATTAACACCAGGCGGCGGAAGCGTAACTTGCAAATACACTATTCAACAAAGAGCTTTAGGAACTACAACATGGTTTCAAGCAGTAGACACTTCTAATAGTGTTATTGGAGCTATACAATTATCTGCGTCATTTGGTAATCCAGACGTAGACACTAAAGCATTTAGCATAGTTGGAGAGTATAGAGTTATATCAACTGATATAACAGGTGAAGGCTGTAGCGCAGCTGGTGGAGTAGCTAGTTTCTTTGTAGACTTTGAAGATGCTACATATCCAGGCGCAGCTTGCATTGGTCCACTGTAATAATCATTAAAAACACGTAATTAATATAATATGTCACTAACATTAGAAGTATCATTCTTTAACTCATACTACGTGAAGAAATTAACAGACGGTCCTTATATACTTTATGAGGTCGCGGACAGAACTGCTACGACAACAGGCTTGGTTAGCGCTGGAAGCCTAGCTATATTTAATTCAATTGGCCTTAACACTCCAACTGTTGGTATGGTCATAACAGGTGCTGGTGTAAGTTCTAACACAAAAGTAGTTACATATGACTCAGCTACCGACAGAGGAACTTTTGATAAGGATATAACTTTTACAGCCACTGTTTACACGTTTGCTTACAGTTGGACTGGACCTCAAGTCAAAGACGAAGACCAAGATTGGTACATAGAAGAATCACGTATTAGAGGTGGTTATAACAACACGTCCACTGATTTAGGTGTAAAAGCATATATAGTTGAAGACAATGATGCGCAGACACGTAGAGAGTCATCTCTTATATACTCAGGTATATTTAACTCAAGAACAGGTATAAACCAAACTAATCAGTTTAGCGTGGCTGAGGAAATAACAAGAAGCGTAGATCCAATAAGTGGTAGCATACAAAAATTATTTGCAGAAGATACCAATTTACTTATATTTCAAGAACGTAAAGTTAATAACGCATTAATAGACAAAGACGCTATATTCACTGCTGAAGGTTCTGCTATCACAACTAGTGGTAGATTAGTTATAGGACAAATAACTCCTATAGCAGGTAATTGGGGCATAAGCACTAATCCAGAATCATTTGCGGTATATGGTTATGCTAAGTATTTTGTT